ATAAAGATAAAGCAATTGATTTTCCTGTTAAGTTTTATAGTTTGAAAAAACATTATGCGGATAGGGTGTTTTGTAAATCGCATGGTTGTTTTTTTAAACCAGATGTTTTGGACATTCTAAATGACCAGTTTGTTTTTCATTTGGTATCTGCAATAGATACTAAATCATTAAAGAATTACTTTTCTTATACACTAGAACCGAAGTTGTTTAAGAGATTAGAATTAACTAAAGTTCAATTCAAAGGACAATTAGAACCTNTGAATAGNAGTACGATTGCTCAGGATGTTGAAAGAGAGATCGCAAGAAAAGAAAAGATATTCCGTCAAATGGATCGTGCTGTTAGACGTTCTAGGTACGGTACTGTTATTAGACCTGATATTGATTTACGCCCAATGAATAGGGGTAGATGGAATTGGAACATTAGAATTTTCGGGGGGTTTTAAATGGCAAGAGAAATGTTGAAGTTGAGAAAAGGTGATACTGCTATTATGATTAAAGCAGATGGTAGTATAGAAATGGCTGGATTGCAAGATAAAGAGTTGGTTAACGAACAAGGACAAATTTCACCAGTTATTTTGTTTGCGGCTGCCTGGGCAAAAAGAGATCAACAACTTCTGGCACACCTAGTTAAGAATTTTCAAGATTGTGTTCGGGAAGGATATTTTGGTGCAGATGCACAAGAAGATTATAAGAAAATGGAAATCGAACATGAGAAAAAGAGATTAAAGGATGAACAAGAAGAAAAGTTAAAAGAGGTTGAAGAAAAGTATGAACAAGCAGAGAAATTAACTAATCCAGTTGATCCTACTAAACCAGTTGATCCTACTGCACCAGTTCCAGTTCAAATGGATGGTAAGACTGTTATGATGGAGCCTACTGAAACACCAGAGGAAACTGCAAAGAGACTAAGAGAAGAAGCAAATCTTCAAGCGATTGCCGCAAAAGGACAAGACCCTAGAGTAAAGAAACAAATGGATGCTTTTAAAAAGGGTGCGAAGAAAACGACTTCAAAACCATATGATAAACATCTAGAACCTGATTTACCAGTAGAACAAACTATGAAGTATTTAAAAGCAACACCAGATGAACAGAAAAGGATGAAAGAAGAAGAAAAGAAAAAGAAACAAATAATTGGAAATGCAACTATTGAGGAGAAAAAAGATAATGAAAATTAGTCAATCAACTATGGATGTATTGAAAAACTTTTACGGTAGATTAATCAGTCTATTGTTATCAAAGAAGGGAATGAGATTAAAACTATCTCTGCGTTGAAAAACATTCTTTCTAAAGCAGTAGTCAAAGAAAGTTTTCCGAAAGATTTTGCAATTTATGATTTACCTACTTTTATTGGATTTCATTCTACAATGATTTCCCCTGATTTTGAATTTAAGGATGATTGTGTTATCATGGAAGATAAACATGGTAAGGGTAAGTATTTCTATGCAGAACCTTCCTTAGTTGTAACCCCGCCTGATAAAGATATTGATATGCCCAATACCGATATTCAATTTGAATTAAAGAATGATGTACTTGAGGATATTATGAAAAAAGCAAATGTTCTTAAACTTGCAGATATTGGTTTGAAGTCTTGTCCTAAATCTAAAGGACTCTACTTGTATGCTACAAATAAAAAGACTGATTCTTCAAACGATTATTCTGTAAAAGTTGGAGATACTGATGGAGATAAATTTAATATTATTTTCAAAAAGGACAACTTAAAGATAATACTAGGCGATTATACGGTTACTATAACAAATGTTATTTCTCATTTTAAATATTCAGATGATAAATACGATTTAGATTATTGGATTGCCTTGGAATCCGATAGTCAGTATAAGTCTAACAATGGAGACAAACCTAGCAGTAAGTGATACCATGATGGCGAATGCCTCCGAATTTACATCATTAGGAAATAAACAAATAAGTATTGAGAGTATGAATTCAGATAGTGCTGGTTTAAATGTCGGGAATGTGCAAGTGGGTACAACTGATTCTGGAATGGCACCAGCATTACCCGAAGTTGGTAAAGGTAGTATTATTGATATTATGATATGAGGTTATGATGAAAGATAATATATTATGGGTTGAAAAGTATAGACCTGATTGTATTGAAGATTGTGTTTTACCTGATTCGACAAAAGAGATATTTCAATCTATTGTTGATTCGGGAGAGTTACCAAATTTATTATTATTTGGAACGTCTGGTGTTGGAAAAACTACTGTTGCAAAAGCATTATGTAATCAATTGAAGTGTGATTGGTTAATGATTAATGGTAGTGATGAAGGACGTTTGATAGATACCCTGAGAACGACTATAAGTAGTTATGCATCAACGGTAAGTCTTTCGGGTGGAATGAAAGTTATTATCATTGATGAAGCGGATTATATGAATAAAGATACTGTCCAACCTGCCCTAAGAGGTTTGATAGAGGAATTTTCAAATAATTGTCGCTTCATCTTTACTTGTAATTATCACAATAGGATTATCCCAGCACTTCATTCGAGATGTTCTGTTGTTGATTTTAAAACTGCAAAAGAGGATAAGCCTCTACTTGCACAATCCTTTTCTGCTGCTGTATTGCGTATATTAGATGCAGAGGGGATTAAATACAAACCCGATATTATCGCACAATTAGTTGTTAAGTTCTTTCCCGATTTCCGAAGGGTATTGAATGAATTACAAAAACATTCCGTAGGGGGAACGATTGATGCGAATGTATTAAAATCTTCCAGTAACGAAACCTTTAATGAGTTGATAAGGTTTTTACAGGGTAAAGATTTTAGTAATATGCGTAAGTGGGTTGCACAAAATATTGATAATGACCATGTAAGATTATTTCGTCAAATCTATGACTCTTGTTCTAAAGAGATGAAGAATGAGAGTGTGCCACAAGCAGTCCTGACTATTGCAGATTATCAATATAAGTCTGCGTTTGTAGCAGATCAGGAAATCAACATGGTTGCGTGTTTAACTGAATTGATGATTAATTGTGAGTTTGCATAATGAAAGATGATACAGAATATGGGGAAAGAGAGATATTTGTTGCACAATTCCATGAGGACGGCAAGAAGTATAGGTTAGGTCATGCAAAGATCGGGAGACAAGTGGATGAAGGTTTAAAGAGAATCTCCAAAAGATTAAAGACTAATAAATCTTTGTTAATTAGAAAAGTTCTAGAATCTTATGTAAGGTTTTTCGAGGAACGTCAAGCAGTTGGTGGTAATCCTAAGTTTTTCGAGTCAGAGAAAACTCTAGAACAATGGATTGCTCAGAGATTTGATATGAATGAATTACAAAAAGAATTGAATGGATTAAATAAAATGATTCAAGATAATTCAAAATCACCAGAGGTTAAATTCTTATCTAAACAATTAGTTGTTATTTCTAAGATGATTCAAGAAGTAAACAAAAACTATATATGAAACATACATATTATTATGATGAATACTATAAGGATGTATCTAATTTTGCAGATCGCTATTCTAAAGTTGCGAATCCGCACGTTGTATCTGTGTATAAAGATTCGTTGCCTTGGGGTATTCACCTAAGTAATATATTAGATTGTGGCTTTAGTATTGTAGAAGTAAATAATGGTAATGCAGATTGGATATTAAATAATACAGAGGTTGGTAATAGATTATTTCCTCAAATCATTTGTATTGATTTAGTGTACAATGAGGACGTTTTTATGGGTATTAAAAAACTACCAGAGTTTATTAATAATCCTGATTATTCATTTTATAGTGTATTTGGACACCATAACGATTTAAACGTATTTTATGGCCATGAATTGATCTATAAAGAGGTCAACTTCCCTTGGCAACGAAAGATTGTTCAAAATGAGAGGACTTTAAAATTATAAATACCTCTAGAGTAACTAGTAGAAAGGGAAGAACATGGACAACAACAAAGAGGAATCAGAAAAGTTTGATGAAAATGGCAATATGTTTATTAAATTAACTATAGACGATTCAGCATTGGTGGTTCGTGCAGATGGTAGTATTGAAATGATTTCACATGACTTGGAAAAAGCAGATGGTGGGTATGTTGGAGATGTCGAGGATTTAAACAAGACATTTTCTTTGGTACTTGCATTAGCAACTGCTTTGGAGAATGAAGATTTATATAATCGCATATACCATAATTTAAATATGGTATTGATGGCGAAATGGGATGATATTCCAGAAGATATTAAACAAGATATTATTCATAAACGAAGAAATACAGCATTGAATAGAACAGATCAAGAAAGAGAAGAAAAGAATAGAAGGGTTGAAGAATTCCGTCAAAGAATGAATAAGTATAAAGATAAATTCCTTGATGAAGAACGAAGGAAACTTGCAGAGGATATGCAAAGAGAAGCAGAGTTCTTGGATGAAGTTAGGGATGAATTTCAAGACCCTCAAGAGGTACAGGATCGTATGGAAGATATGCTTCAACGACAAAGACCAGAGAAAAAGATTCGTAAAGCACAAAAGAATCCTCTGTATAGAATGAGAGGTATTGAGTGGAATCCTTATGACGAAAGTTTAAAGACACATGGTAAGGATTGGCATTTAGATCACGCACCAGATGAGGAAGATGAATAATGAACCCATTTGATTATGCACATGATTTGATTACAAAAGAAAATCTTGATAAAGAGATGTCTGACAGGAAAGACTATAAGACCTTTTTAATAAATAGAACATTGTCTTATCATTCAGATATAGCTCTCTTTATCAATGAGTTAAATAGATACCCTGATATTAAACCGCAGATGCATTTTGATTATGTTCATAATGCAATTCCCAAGAAAAGAAGAAAGAAAGCATATTGGGCGAAGGGTAAGAAATTACAGAATATGCAGACTATAAAGGAGTATTACAAGGTATCTAATCAGAAATGTTTAGAGTATTTGTCGGTGTTATCTGACAAAGAGATCAAGAACATAGAAAATAGGTTGTATAGGGGTGGAAGTTCTTAATCTTATAAATAACTACATAATGGAACATTATTTTAATTGAGAGAGGGAGAAACATGAATAAGGATGAGAACGTGAATTGGTCTATTGAAGATATGATCGAAATCCGTTTGCGAGAGGATGACGATTTTTTGAAAGTAAAAGAAACTCTTACCAGAATAGGAATAGCATCACGCAGAGAAAAGAAGTTATTCCAATCTTGTCATATATTACATAAACAAGGTAAATATTATATCGTCCATTTCAAAGAACTCTTTGCATTGGATGGTAAACCTACCAATTTATCCCATAGTGATATTGAGCGTAGGAATACTGTAGTCAATCTTTTGAATGAATGGAATTTGATTGATATAGTTATTCCAGAAAAAGCACAACCTACTACTTCTATTCGACAAATGAAAATTCTACCATTTAGTGAAAAGAGTGAGTGGGATTTACAAGCAAAATATACTATCGGGAATATTGCAATAAAGACATCTAAAGCAAGAGAAAANGCTGATGGTAAAAGTACATTCGTTATTGATGATGATGATTTCGCACTATAAGTTTCTTATAGTAGTGCTTATATTAAGTGGTTGTGCAACTGCTGGAGAACTTGCATTAAACACAGCTGCTGGTGCGTTGGGTAATATGTTGGATCGAAGGGTTGAAGATAGATTAGGGAATGATGCTAATATGTCGGATGATAAACTTGATGGAAAATTGAGTAAGAAAAGAATTGTAATTTGTAAAAAACTAGATGAGGATAAATATTATGAATGTAAAAATAGTAAAGTTGATTAGTGGTGAAGATTTAATTGCAGAGTTAGTGGACTCTGATGATATAATTGTAAAGAATCCAGTTGTTATGATTCCTGTGAATAAAGAACAAATAGCTTTCCAGCCTTGGCTTCCTTATGCCGAAGATAAAGAATATCTCCTTAAAGAAACACAAGTGGTTTTAACAGCTACACCAAGCGAAACGATAGTTAAAGAATATGAAAGAATGTTTGGTTCGGGAATTGTAACTCCTGCCAAAAGTAGTATTATTATGTAAAAAGTTGGATAGTTTTACTTACATTATTCACCTTTTTTTGTATATACTACTACAATGAGATTCTTACACTTACATCAGCAATATAAGCAATAAAATACTATGTTCGAGATATAGATAACAAGGGACGGAAGAACACTCCGATTATGTTCCCTTTAAACCAACCATGTACGTTCCTTGCCCTCCTGAGAAATCTACGTTCAAAACCCTAGATGGAAAACCCCTTGCAAAACTATCTTTCCCTGATCTAAAAGAATGTCGAGACTTCATAAGTCAATATGATGGTGTAACAAATTATCCTGTCTTTGGAAATAGAAGTTTTGTTTTCCAGTACATCTCCGATAGTTATCCAGATCAAATTGAATTTGATACATCTAAAATTTCAATCTATACAATAGATATTGAAGTTGCAAGTGATGATGGATTTCCAGATATTAGATTAGCAAACTCTCCTATTACCGCAATAACAGTTCACAATAGTTTGAATGATACCTATTATGTTTTTGGTACTGGTGCATATACACCGAATGATTCTGAAAAGATAATTAAGTATTTCCAATTAGACAATGAGGAAGAAATGATGAGTGTCTTTCTCGAATGGTGGAATGAAAATCCCCCTCATATTATTACAGGATGGAATGTTAAGTTCTTTGATATGCCTTATATTTGTAATCGCATGAAGTTCTTAGACCTAAAGTTCCAGAACATTTCACCTGTCAATAGAGTTTATGATAAGAACGCAATCATAGGTGGATATGATAATATCTGGTATCAGATTATCGGTGTTGCAACTCTTGACTATTTTGATCTATATCGAAAATATACTTACAAGAATCGGGAGTCCTATCGTCTGGATTATATTGGTCATGTTGAATTAGGTATGAGTAAACTATCGGATGAAATTAGTCAAGGTTATGATCTATATAAAACTGATTATCAGAAATTCATAGAATATAATATCAGGGATGTTGAGATCGTAAAGAAACTTGATGATAAGATGAAGTTATTGGATTTGGTAATTACTGTAGCATATGAATCAAAGATTAACTTTGAGGATGTTGCATCTCCTGTAAAAACTTGGGAAACTATTATTTACAATTTCCTAAAGAAACAAAAGATCGCAATACCTCAGAAAAAGAAACAGGAATATGATAGAGTTATTGAAGGGGGATATGTAAAAGAACCTGAGATCGGTATGCATAAATGGGTTGTTTCATTTGATTTGAATTCATTATATCCGCATTTGATTCAACAGTACAATATTAGTCCAGAAACTTTATATAATGGTGTTGTGTGTGCTGATTCTAAAGATATTGGTGTAGAAGGATTGTTGGATAAGAAATTAGATACAGGTTATCTTAAACAAAATAATATAACATTAACTCCTAATGGTCAACATTTTAGAACTGATATTCAAGGGTTTCTTCCAAAACTAATGAATAAGATGTATAGTGATCGGGTTACATTTAAAGAGAAAATGTTGAAAGAGGAACAAATATTAGAGGATGGGAACTATACTAACAGACAGGAAACAGTAAATAATATAGCAAAGTATAATAATGTTCAGATGGCGAAGAAAATACTCTTAAATAGTTGTTATGGTGCGTTAGCGAACAAGTATTTCTTGTATTTTAGTCCAGAACAAGCAGAAGCGGTTACTATGTCGGGTCAGCTATCAATTAGATGGATCGAAAGATGTATAA